TTAATTATTGATGGCATCTTCACATCGCCCGGTGATCGCGTTTTGGTTTATAGCCAAACCAATCCAATCGAGAACGGCATTTATGTTGTCACAGTTGTAGGTACAGTTTCTACAAATTGGGTGCTAACACGCGCCAGCGATGCCAACACCTATGTAATTAACAGCGCAAACGGTCTGAGCGAAGGTTCCACGGTTTTTGTTCAGTTGGGCGCAACAGGCGCGGGCGAGACCTACACCTGCAACACAAGCGGCGTCATCACGTTTGGCACGACCAATATCACGTTTGCCCAGATTTCGTCAGCGCAGATTTACAGCGCGGGCACGGGCCTGAGCCTTTCCGGGACTACGTTCAGCATCACCAACACGGGCACTGCTGGAACATACGGCTCCGCATCTTCTGTCCCGGTGATCACCACCAACGCACAAGGTCAAGTCACAGGTGTCACCCCCACGGCCATCGCTATCTCGGGCGCAGCGGTCTCAGGCAACATCTCTGGCCAAGCCGGATCGGTGGCCAACGCCCTGACTGCGGGCACATACCTGACCGCTGCAGGCACATACGACGGCTCCGCAGCCCGCACGTTTGCAGTGGACGCCACTGACGCCAACACAGCCAGCAAGGTTGTCGCTCGGGACGCCTCGGGTAACTTCAGCGCAGGCACCATCACGGCCACCCTGTCCGGCTCGGCCACAAGCGCAACCACAGCAACCAACCTCGCAGGCGGCGCGGCCAACCGGATCGCGTACCAGACCAGTGCGGGCATCACAAACTTCATCGCAGCACCCTCGGCCTCCAACCAAGTGCTGAACTGGAACGGCTCTGCGTTCACATGGAGTGCAGGCACCATCTCTGGCGTGGCTCTGGGCTCAAACCTGAACACCCTGACGTTTGGCACATACCTGACCGGCACGAGCTACAACGGCTCCAGCGCCGTGACGATTGCCACCAACGCCACCAACGCCAACACAGCCTCGACCCTCGTGGCGCGTGACGCCTCGGGCAACTTCAGCGCGGGCACGATCACAGCAGCTTTGAACGGCAACGCCTCGACAGCCACCACGGCATCGAACGTGAACAACGGCACCCTGACCATGAACGTGTCGGGTACGGGGCTGTCTGGTTCGCAGACCTTTACGGCCAACCAAGCTGGCAACGCCACATTTACCGTCACATCGAACGCTACCGCTGCCAACACAGGCAGCACCATTGTTGCCCGTGATGCAGGGGGCTCTTTTAGCGCGGGCACAATTACTGCGACTTTGAGTGGGAACGCAACCACAGCAACCACAGCAACCACAGCAAACAGAGCAACACGCGCAAACGGTAACTTTTACATTGATGACAATTTTGGCAATACTGTTGTCGGTGTTTACTCCGCCTCACGCTACCAAGGCGTGTTCGCAATGGGTGACGCCTACAAGCTCCCCGCAGATGGAACAACCACCGGCAACTTGTACGGCATTGCATGGTCTTATCCCGGCGGTCAGGGGGGCGCGTCTGCAAACCTCAACACGCACGGGGCGCTGCTCTTGGAGAACGGGGCCTTTCTTGCAGCTCTGTCTGGAAGTATTCGGTGTCGAGACGACATGCGCAGCCCCATCTTCTACGACCTCAACAACACGGGCTACTACCTTGACCCAACAAGCACGTCTTCGCTGCGCACCGTAGGGGATTGGCGGTCGGATTCCGCTGCTTGGACTGGGGAGTTTGCCGGAAAGATTCAGTACCACTCCAGCATATGGTATTTCCAAGCAGCTACAGCCTTTCAATTTAGGAACTCTGGTGGCTCTCAAGTAGGCTACATTGATTCTTCAGGCAATGCGACATTCAGCGGAAACGTCACCGCTTACTCAGACTCGCGGCTCAAGGAAAATGTTGTTACTGTGGATAACGCTCTGGACAAAGCAACTGCTTTGCGGGGCGTCTACTACAACAAAATTGGCGATCCAAAACGACGCGTTGGTGTGATCGCTCAAGAGATTCAAGAAGTTTTGCCAGAAGTCGTGCTCACGGTTACCGAAAAAAATCCAGCGACGGGTGAAGATAGTGAGATGTTGGCGGTGGATTATGGCAACATAGTTGGTCTGCTGATCGAAGCAGTCAAAGAGCTTCGCGCCGAAGTTGAAAAACTCAAAGGAGGCCAGTGATGGCAGTCACGTACACATGGGCCGTCACTGGCATGAAGGTCACCAACGTAGGGAGCGCGACCAATTACGTTGTGCAAACGTATTGGACCAAGACCGGCACGGATGAAAACGGAAACAGCGGCGTTTTCAGTGGGGCAACTCCATTTACTCCAAGTTCTGATCAGTCAGGTTTTGTACCTTTTGACCAGCTTACCCAAGCCATCGTGCTGAGCTGGATTAAGCCTCTGGTGATTGATGGCTACGAAGACCACGTAAACGGCATAATTGCAAAACAAATTGCAGACAAAGCAAGCCCCGTGTCCGAAACTTCTCTGCCTTGGGCTCCACTAACTCCACCCACTCCACCAGCGGCGTAACAGGGGAACTTTATGTCAAGCACCTTTTCCAACCTCAAGTTCGAGATTATCGGCAACGGTGAGCAGTCGGGCACATGGGGCACCACGACCAACAGCAACATTGGCACGGCCATCGAGCAAGCCATTGTGGGCATGGCAACACTGGACTCCGGGGACTTCACGGCCAACGTAGCCACCCTTACCCTCAGCAACACCACCGCACTGCAAGACGCCCGGGCACTGTGTCTGAACATCGCAGCAGGCGCGGTATCCGCAGCGGGCACAATCAACGTCCCCGCCATCCAGAAGCCCTACATCATCATCAACGACTCCAGCTACGCGGTAACCGTGAAGGTATCCGGCCAGACGGGCGTAGCGGTTCCCTCGGGCAAGCGCACGGTGGTGTACAACAACGGCACGGACGTGGGTGATCAGATCAGTTACCTGTCTTCGCTGACTTTGCTGACACCATTGCCGATTGCTTCGGGCGGCACGGGATCGTCGTCCACAACCTTTGTCAACTTGGCCACCAACGTCACCGGCACACTGCCTGTGGCCAACGGCGGATCAGGCGGAACAACTGCAGCAACAGCCCGGACAAACTTCGGCGCTACCACGCTGGGCGGCAACCTGTTCACCATCAGCAATCCGAGCGCGGTGACGTTCCCACGATTCAACGCAGACAACACCGTCTCGTCTTTGAACGCTGCGGACTTCCGCACGGCCATCGGCGCTGGCTCTGGCGGCGGTTCTGTGACTTCGGTTGCAGGTACGGGTACAGCCAACGGCTTGACACTCTCGGGCACGGTGACAACCTCGGGCAACATCACATTGAGTGGCTCCGTCACAAGCCTGACAACAACCAACTTCACCATCATGGAAGAAAGCGGTAAGCTCGTGATCAAGTACGGCGGCACAGTGGTGGCCTCGTTCAGCAGCGCGGGTGCCCTGATCTCCGCAGACAACATCACTGCCTACGGCACCCCATAAGGAGCAAGCATGACAATGCCATCAAGCGGCCCCTTGAATATGGGGGGCACATCAAGCCCGGTCAGTGTTGCGCAAGAACTTGGCCTGAGCCTGACCGCGACCATCTCGATGAACCAAACAAACGTCCGCACTTTGGCAGGCGTGAGCACGACCAGCGGCACAACATGGAGCATGAGTTCTCTGTACGGGAAGTCGAACACCTACGCAATTGAGTTTTTGGTCATTGCCGGAGGCGGCGGAGGCGGCGACAGCGTTGGTGGCGGGGGAGGGGCAGGCGGCTACCGCGCTGTTACTGGGTCTGTTGCTCCTAGCACTGCTTATGCGGTGACTGTTGGTGCTGGTGGGGGATCTAGAGTTGCGGGAAACAGTTCCTCTTTTAACTCAATTACCTCTACTGGCGGCGGCGCTGGAAAATACACAACTAGCACACCAAATGGTGGCTCTGGTGGCGGAAGTGCAGGGTATGACCCTAGTGCTGTTGGCACAGGCACAGCAGGCCAAGGAAGTAATGGTGGTGCGGGTTCGCGTAGTGGTGATAATGCGGCAGGCGGGGGCGGGGGCGGCGCAAGTGCGGCTGGGGGCAACGCGTCGGCAGGCGGCGGAGGTGCGAGTGGTGGGAACGGCGGTTCTGGCACTGCTTGGCTTAACGGAACGACTTATGCCGGAGGCGGCGGCGGCGGCGCTCGTGGTGATTTTGCTTCTGCTGGCGGCAGTGGTGGGGCCGGGGGCGGGGGTCGAGGTGAGTCGCTCTACGGCGATAATGCCGCTGCGGGCACCGCAAACCGTGGAGGCGGTGGTGGCGGACGCTATATTGGCGGGGCTAGTAACGGAGGGGGCTCAGGCATCGTCATCATTCGCTACGCTGGCGCACAGCGCGGTTCCGGTGGAACCGTCACATCCTCTGGCGGCTACACCTACCACACGTTTAACTCATCTGGGACGTACACAGCATGAGCCACTTTGCACAAATCGACGAAAACAATGTCGTCCAGCAAGTGCTGGTCATCGAGCAAGCCGAAATTGATACGGGCAACTGGGGCGATCCGGCAACTTGGATTCAGACCAGCTACAACACGCGAGGCGGGGTGTACTACACCCCCAACACAAGCGAACCCGATCCAGACCAGTCCAAAGCGTTTCGCAAGAACTACGCAGGGATCGGCTACATATGGGACGGCGTTGGTTTTTCTGAGCCACAGCCTTTCCCCTCGTGGACTAAGGACAGTTTCACCTACTTGTGGAGCGCCCCAATTCCATACCCAAATGACGGCAAACTTTACCAATGGGATGAAGGCACCCTTTCTTGGATTGAAATCACACCACAGGAGCAACCATGAGACTGATCGCAACCCTCCTCTGCGCACTGGCCCTGTCCGGCTGTGCCCACGAATACGCAGCCTACGCCGAAGCTCACAAGGCCCAAGCCGCAGCTCAGACGGCCCGTTACCAAGCTCTGGCCGACATCGCCAAGCAAGGTGACACAACTGCCAAAGTCGCTGCGGTCATGTCTTTGCAAATGGGTGGTGGTCAGCAGAACACGCAGATCAACGCCCCCAAGAACTGGGCCGACTACGCCTTGCAGTGGACCGGCCTGTTGCTGCCCACAGTTGGACAGGTCTACACGGTCAACAAGCAGACCAGTCTCGGCATGCGCCAGTCTGACAACGCCACCGCTCTGGGCATCAGCACCAACAACGCATTTGTCGGCATCGCCTCGAAGATTCAAGCGCCAGCAGCCAACGTGACAACCATCGGCGGCAATGGTGTAATTGGCGCAGGTTCATACTCGATTGGAGCGAACAGTGGGTCAAACTCTGGCAACAGTGGTCGCCTTGCTGGTGGCAGTATTACTGACAATACGGCTGTTCCAACTGTGGTGACCAATACCAACACGACCACCACAACCACTACGGGGCCATGAAAGATTGGGCCGTCGCATTTATTGCAGCGGCCCTTCTAACTGGGCTTGTTATTTGGTGTGCATACATCGTTATCCCGTTGTTTAGGAGCATGTAGTGCTTGCCGAAATTGCTGCCGCCAATGCGGCCTTTGCTGTAATAAAAGGTGCGCTGGCGAACGGCAAGGAGCTTCACCAGCTCGGTTCGCGGGTCTTTGATTACTTCGACAACAAGGCCAAAATTCAGGAGCAGGCCAACAAGAAGGGCGGGGGCTCCGACCTCGAAGAGTTCATGGCGCTTGAGCAGCTCAAGCAGCAAGAAGAGGAACTCCGAGAGCGCATGGTCTACGCTGGCCGTCCGGGTATGTGGAATGACTGGGTGAAGTTCCAAGCTGCCGCAGCCAGAAAGCGCAGGGAGGCCCAAGAAGCTGCCAAGCGCGAGGCGGCGCAGAAGAAGAGGCGCAGGGAGCAGTTGGCCGAGTACATCGCGATTAGCATTGCCACCGTTATCCTTGCCGCCTTGTTGACCTACGGGGCTTACATCTACGTGATGTACATCAGAAAATGAGCGACGAGAAGCTGAACGCCAACACCACACTCGACAAGGTGCTCGGGTATGTGGACTCGCCGTTCAAGCTGTTCTCCCTGCTGCTGATGGCCGTCGTTGCCTTCGTGGGTTACTTCCTTTGGCAGAATCAGGAATTTATGAGGGACGCCTACAAGGAGTCCAAGAAGCTGCCCGAGATCAACACCGCACGGGCTGACGAGGCCAGCGCCATGCTGTTCAAGCAGACGAGTGCTACCGTGGTGGCAATCTTCAAGGTCAACCCGCTGTTCAACTCGCGGGTGGTCTACAAGGCATACACCAAGGATGGCAGGGATAAGAGCATTGACGATATTGACGTGGGGCTGTTCACTCACAGCACGCCCAACAACAACGATGTGGTCAAGCTGATGACCAACCAAATCCCTTGCGGGGAGTACCGCTACGCTCAGTCTGAGGTGGGTTTGTGGTACATCGAGAAGGGTGTGGGGTACACCTGCCGGGTAAGCGTTCCGCCAGACAGCCCCCGGTTCGTTGGTCAGGTCACGGTGGGTTGGCCGCAGGAGCCAGAAAACCTCGAACAAGTAAAATTCATGCTGGAGATCGCCAGCGCAATGCTAACCAAAAGGGGTAACTGATATGGAATGGCTTAAACAAATCGCGCCCACAATTGCCACAGCAATGGGTGGACCGTTGGCTGGCATGGCTGTGTCGGCTATTTCCAAGGCCATTGGCGTGGACCCCGACAAAGTGGGGGACATGATCTCCAACAACAAGCTGAGCGCCGAGCAGATCGCACAGGTCAAGATTGCCGAGATCGAGTTGCAAAAGCAGGCGCAGGAGCTTGGCCTGAACTTTGAAAAGCTGGAAGTGGAAGACCGCAAGTCCGCCCGGGAGATGCAGGCCACTACTCGCAGCCTGATGCCTCCCCTGCTCGCTGGCGCTGTCACTGTCGGATTCTTCGGCATCCTGATCATGATGTTCATCGGTCAGGTGGACAGCAACAACCCTGCCATCTTGATGATGCTTGGTTCGCTTGGCACCGCATGGACAGGCATCATCGCGTATTATTTTGGCAGCTCTGCGGGATCGCAGGCCAAGACTGATTTACTTTCAAAGGCAGGACCCGTCAAATGACTGAAGACCAACTCAAAGAAATGCACATCGACCCCGTTTGGCTTGAGCCTCTGACGGCTGCATTCCAGCGGTTTGACATCAGCACCCCCGAGCGCCAAGCTGCGTTCATCGGCCAGTGCGCCCATGAGTCCGGCAACTTCAAGACCCTGCAGGAGAACCTGAACTACAGCGCCAAGGGATTGCATGCCACTTGGCCAAGCCGTTTCCCGTCCGAGGAGGCAGCGCAGCCCTTTCACCGCAACCCCGAGAAGATCGCCAACAAGGTGTACTCCGGGCGCATGGGTAATACCGAAGAGGGCGATGGCTGGAAGTACCGTGGCCGTGGCCTGATTCAGTTGACCGGCAAGGACAACTACCGCCTTGCCTCTGATGCCTTGGGGGTAGACTTTGTGGCCAACCCTGACTTGGTTCTGACAAAAGAATACGCAGCTCTTACGGCTGCTTGGTACTGGAACAAGCGCGGTTTAAACAAGGAAGCCGACGCCAAGGATTTCACCGGGATGACAAAGAAGATCAATGGTGGGACAATAGGGCTCGCAGATAGGGTTGCGCATATCAACACCGCCCTCAACGTCTTGACCGCATGAGGTGAGCCGTGCCGTTACAAAAAATACTGTTCAAACCGGGGGTTAACCGGGAAAACACCCGCTACACCACCGAAGGCGGTTGGTACGACTGCGACAAAATCCGCTTCCGTCAGGGCAACCCCGAGAAGATCGGTGGCTGGACACGCTTCAGCGCCGAGACGTATTTGGGCGTCTGCCGCTCGTTGTGGAACTGGATCACCCTTGGCGGGGCCAACCTGATTGGCGTGGGCACAAACCTGAAGTTTTACATCAATCTGGGCGGGCAGTATTTCGACATCACCCCCATCCGGGCAACGCCCACCATCAACGCCGACCCGTTTGTGGCCACGCTGGGCTCCAGCGTCATCACCGTCACGGACACAGCACACGGCTGCTTGACCGGGGACTTTGTGACCTTCAGCGGCGCGGTAGGTCTGGGCGGCAACATCACGGCAGGCGTGCTCAATGCCGAGTACCAAGTCACTGTCTTGAGCGCAAATAGCTACACCATCACGGTGTCGGCCGTAGCCAACGCGACTGACGTTTCGGGTTCCCCCGGTGGCGGTGCTTCCGTGGTTGCTAACTACCAGCTCAACACCGGCCCTGAAACGCAAATCCCACTGGTCGGGTGGGGCGCGGGTGGTTGGGGTTCCGGCCCTTGGGGCACGGGCACTGCTGACCCTATCCCGTTACAGCTTTGGAACCAGTACAACTACGGCGAAGACCTGCTGTTTGGCCCCCGAGGCGGAGGCATTTACTACTGGGACTCGTCTGCTGGCACAGGGACCCGGGGCGTCGATCTGACCGTTTCTGGGGATACAGACACCCCACTGTTCCAGAACAAGATCATTGTGTCGGATTCCTCGCGCTTTACGCTGGTGTTTGGCACCAACGATTACGGCACGGCAACGATTGACCCCATGCTGATCCGTTGGTCGGATCAGGAAGACTTCAATACGTGGACCCCTGCGGTCACCAACCAAGCGGGCAGTATCCGCCTGTCGCACGGCTCGGAAATCATCACGGCCATCCAGACCCGGCAGGAAATTGTCACGTTCACGGATCAGGCGCTGTACTCGCTGCAGTACCTCGGACCACCCTACGTCTGGGGCACCCAGTTGCTGGGCGACAACATCTCGATCGCAGGCCCGAACGCTGTGGCGTTGGCGTCTGGTGTGGTGTACTGGATGGGCGTGGACAAGTTCTACGCCTACGACGGCCGTGTGCAAACGCTCAACTGCGACTTGCGCCGATACATCTTCAACGACTTCAACCAAGATCAGGCGGTGCAGGTCTTTGCAGGCACCAACGAGGGCTTCAACGAGGTCTGGTGGTTCTACTGCTCGGCAGGTTCCACGGTGGTGGACAAGTACGTCATCTTCAACTACCTCGAAAAAATCTGGTATTACGGCACGATGGGCCGCACAGCGTGGCTGGATTCTGGCTTGCTGAGCTTCCCGATTGCTGCAACCTACATCAACAACATTGTCAACCACGAAGACGGGGTGGACGACAACTCCACAGCCGTGCCGACACCCATTGCGGCCAACATCTCGTCTTCGGAATTCGACATTGGTGACGGCCACAACTTCGGGTTTGTCTGGCGCGTGTTGCCAGATTTGACGTTTGACGGGTCATCGTCTTCCCCTACGCCGCAGATCACCATGACGCTGCAAGGACTGTACAACTCCGGCTCCGGGGTTACCGATTCCGCAGGGCAGAGCGTGGTCAAGGGCAGCACGTATGTCGTGACCGAAGAGTTCACCGGACAGATTTACACCCGCGTGCGCGGGCGGCAGCTCATCTTCAAGATCGACTCTTCCCAGCTTGGCACGACGTGGCAGCTTGGGGCCCCGCGAATTGACATTCGCCCTGACGGCAGACGCTGATATATGGCACAAGCAAACGTAACCCCACCCAGCCTACCGCTGGCCCCAGAGGAATACAATCGGCAGTACATGGACCGGTTGTCCAACGTGCTCCGGTTGTTCTTCAACCAAGTGGTATCGCCGGGGCCAATGTCGGCATCTACGCAGCGAAACGGTACGGAAATCATCTCGGGTTTGAGCTTTGCGCAGCCCGATCCGACGACCCCCGGGGCGTTCATTGCCAGCTTGCCTACCGA